AGAACCCTATGTTGAAGAGGAAGAGTAAAAAAGAAAGCTCAAGTAAATATGAGCTGCCAACTGAAGAACAATTGATAAAGTTTTTATCTACTTCAGGAGTTCAGATAAAAGATCCTGCAAGACAAGTAACTATTTTGAATAAGATTACCGGCGCAAATCATTTTAATAAAGCTATGACAGAGATGTTGAAAGCAGAAACTGAATTGTTAAGAGCTGAAATTGAATATATGCCTAAGCACGAAAGAAGAAAGTTAGATTAATGGAAATAGAAATAGTTATTGTCAGATCATTTAATCCAGAAGAAATGAAGAAGGAATTGCATAATGTAGTTCCATTACTTGCAAGGAGTAAAAAAAGCTTCAAGATAGAGGCTGCTATGTCTCAGCATGTAACATTTAAGTCAAAGTACGGTCAAAGCCTCCAGGGTTATCTTATAGAGATGTTGAAACCACAAAAACCAATACACCAAAGAAGAAGGCTACCTAATCAGTAGCCTTTTTTATGAATTTAACTTTTGGTTCGTCATATAATGGATCTCGCTCAATAATTATTGTCACTCCATTTTCAGTTTGGATTTTACTCCAGCTCTTGTGCTCCATTCCAGGATGCACTTTTTTTCTTTTCAAGTCCATCTCCTATATTAATTATTTCCACTCTGTAGCTCTCTGTTGGGGTCTATGGGTATTTGTAATTGGGATCAGGCTTTTTTCTTCGGATCATGACTGCAAAGCTTTATGCATTCCATTTTAAAATCATTAATATCTTTAGTTGTTACCGGTAAAGAAAACTTATGTACTACCAAAGCTTCATTACTAGCATCTTCTAACTTAAATATTACTGAGTTCTCATTCTTATTGTATTGATAACCAGCAACATAGCCACACGGATAACTGCCTAGACCATAGTTAAGTTTCTTGAATTCTTTTTCTAAATCATCCATAGTTTCTATGTAAATTGTTCGTTGAACAATTTACAACAAAAAAATTGAAATTCCTAGTGACTATCACATTATTTTGATATATCATTTTTTGGAATATCCGGAAGGTTGTCTTATATTTGCCTCATATAGATTGCACAGTGTTTTAATCAAGTACAATCTGCAGCTAATTGATCCACAAATATCAATAGGGTACAGAAACTTGAAGAGGTTAAAGTGTAATTGCTTGGATACAAGGAAACCTTTTACATATACGCTTAAGATTGGACTGGATATGGGACAAGTAGACCCTTCTGAATTAACAGACGTTATCAGCCCTTGGTACTCTAATGAGATGCACTGTCTTAAGGAAGTTGTAAAGAAAACTGCTCCTGGGCTTATCCTCACCGGAAAGTCAAAGGGATTTTTGTATCTTTTAACAAAAGAAAAATTAAAGTTGTTTTATATAGTGTCAGTAGATTAGGATAACATCCTGTTGCATTTATTTGTAGCAGGATTTTTTTTTGTCGAAACTTTTCCATAGATTTGGTTAAATTTTTTAAACATAAGAATAATGACAGAAAATTCTGAAGATTTAATAGAAGGAGTAAAAGATCAAGCTGCAGTTGATGCAGCAGCAAGAAGGATGATGAGAATACCTCCATCAAAAAAAAGAGTTTTCGAAATGACAGATGAATTGCTTTTGAAAAACTATGCATTAATTGCACACCGGGCAAGCTCTTTGTCATCAGCCCAAAGAAAGATGGTTGAAGCAAGGATAGCTTATGGTATAAGAGAGGGCCGGATCAAGATGGAAGATGTTACCGCGCAAGTGAATGAGCTTACTAATTACATAGAAAAGCAATTAACAACAACAGAAAATGGTACCAATAATGACGATAGCACTACTAAACAATGATAATATTCTTAAGAAAGTTGGTGGATGTATAAAGAAGTGCAGACAGCAAAAACTAGAATTACTAACTCTGCTTACGCCTCCTGGAATATACATGGAAGTTTGTGAGACCCTGAAGAATCATCATAAGGTAGATAGAGTAAGGTTTGGATCACAAACAATATTCGTAGTAGAGGAGATGAAGATTGAGGTTAGAAAAATTGATGGATATGTCTAAAGAGAAGATTACTTTGAATTCTATCCCGGTATATAGAACTGTAGAATATGATGACTCGATAAAATATGTTCTCTTTGAAGATAATGAACATTACTCATCAGTTCTTTATATAGCGGCAGGAAGCAAAAGGGAAGAAGAGTACTCAATAGTATTGCAACAGATAAGGGATTTGATAATGCCAAAAGATCCTGACATAAAAGAATTTGGAGTAAACGTAATAATACAAGAATATGAGCAAAGCAAGAGAGATAAGCAATGGCTACAAAAACCTGTTGCTAAGCAAGCTAGGTCTTTCGTCCACAAAGGATGAAGAAGTATTTAAAGTTAGAAGAGAAATTTGTAATTCGTGCCCATCGCGGGACCCATTATTAGATAGGTGCAGATTATGCGGATGTCCGTTAGCTGCAAAAACAAGATCAATATTAACAGAATGCCCAGATAAATTATGGTAAAGAGTAAATACAAAGATGAAGTAAGAGATGGTTTAATGGCTGGAGTAGATGAACTCGCCAATGCCGTCAAAGTAACGCTAGGTCCAAAGGGACGTAACGTTATAATAGAGCAACAGTATCCATTGGATCCTAAAGTCACAAAAGATGGCGTGACAGTTGCAAAAGAGTTTGAGCTTTCAGATCCTATTCAAAACATGGGTGCTACCCTGGTCAAAAGAATAGCAGAAGCTTCAAATAAATTAGCCGGTGATGGAACTACAACAGCAACTGTGCTTGCGCAAGCCATATTACGCGAAGGCATTAAGTTGGTAAAGGCAGGCTACAACCCACTAGATATTAAGAATGGAATAGATAAAGCTACTGAAGCAATAGTTGCCAAACTTGATAAGATGAAAATTGAGATAAAGACTGGATCCGTAGCTATAAGGAATGTGGCCAGCATTTCTGCAAACAATGATTGGGATCTTGGCGAGATAATTGCCAAAGCATTCAACAGTGTAGGAATAGATGGCGCTGTGTCCGTAGAGGAAGGTAGAGGATTTACCACTACTGTAGATTTGGTTGATGGATTACAATTTGATCGTGGTCTGCTATCAACTTATTTCTCTACTAACCCGGAGAAAGTTGAAATGAATATGCGTGACCCATACATACTAATTGTGGATGGAAAAATTACTACGGCAGAAGAAGTAATGCATTGGTTAGAGCCAGTTGCAAAGTCTGGACGACCACTATTAGTAATTGCAGAAGATGTGACAGGACAGGCGCTCTCAACGCTTGTAATGAATAAGACCCGTGGTGGATTATCACTGGCAGCAGTAAAAGCCCCTGGGTTTGGAGATTATAGAAAAGAAGTACTTCATGACATAGCAGCTATAGTCGGAGCACAAGTAGTAAAGGCTGAGGATCTACTAGCGGATGAAGGATACAAGTTAGGAACAGCCGAAGTAGTAAGTTCCACACACCTAACTACAATCATTATGGGTGGAAACAAAAATGAAGAGGAGGCAATGTTAAGAAAAAGCCAAATTGATCAGAAAATAAAATCCGAAAAGCTTACTCAGTACGAAATAGACAAACTTGAGGAAAGAAAAGCAAAGTTATCCGGAGGAGTGGCCGTAATAAACGTAGGCGCTAAGAGTGAAGTTGACATGAAGGAAAAGAAAGACAGAGTTGATGACGCCAAGGAAGCTGTGATATCAGCACTCGAAGAAGGAATAGTTCCTGGAGGAGGCATAGCCTTATTGATGTGTAGAAATCTTAAGATTAAAGTGAATCCTAATAGCCACGAAGGACTAGGTGTTTCTTTAATGATGCAAGCAATACAATCTCCTTTCAGAACAATATGTGAAAATGCAGGAGTTTCAGCAGATGTAAAGATGGCTGAAATAAGTAGGATGGACCCAGGCTATGGGTACGATGCAAAAAATGACCAATACGTAGAAATGATACAAGCAGGAATAATGGATCCCAAAAAAGTTACAAGGGTTGCATTAGAAAGTGCAGCATCAGTAATTGGAACGATATTAACCACTGAATGCGCTCTTATAAGAGATAGGGAGGCAAATTAACAGTCCCAAAATTAGTAAACAATGAACAGAACAGCTAAATTAGCTAAAGAAATAAAAAGAAGAGAGTGGTACAATAACTATTCTCCCTTTCCAATTTATGACACAGAGATTATAAACGATTTAAAAAAATTATTGATGGTTACTAAAAAAGACAATTACAACAGGGTTCCTGTTACTTACTGCAAGACTTGTTTAAGTCTGCATATAAAAGACGTTACATTTCCAAGATCAGATAGTAGTGAACCTCAAGAAACGCAGAAGCCTGATGCTATTGTTGGGTACTGTGTTGAGTGCGGAAACAACGATATGGCAGACGTGCAGATATCAGAATGGAAAGAGCTTTATGAAGAGAAATACGGAGAACCATTCTTACAAGAGGAAGATTAAATGATCGACATTAGCATTCTACAGAATTGGCCAAATAAGAATAAGAATAGATGTAGATACGTTTATTTTGATCATCTTTTAAAACCTCTTGAAGAAAAGGCAACTTTTTTTCACAACGTAGTAAATGCGGCTAATGTAATCAAAAGATTATTCTATCTTAAGACTTTAATAGTAGGAAATGATAAAGACGGGTATAGTCTAAAAGTCACGATATATAAGATTACAAATGAAAAATATAAACATCAAGAGAATACACACGAGCAAAAAACAGATCTTTAGATATTGGCTTGAGTTCTTAAAACCTTACCATAAACTTAGGCAAAAAGAAATTGAGGCTCTTGGATTGATGCTTTACTATAGATACGAGTTATCTAGGGAAGTACTTAATATCAACCTTGTGGACAAACTATTATTTTCAACAGATACAAGAAAACAGATCAGGGCTGACCTTGGAGATATGGACTCAAAAGTATTCAACAATCTTTTAACAGCACTGAGAAAGAAAGGAATACTCCAAAAGAATAATATCATCAACCCAGGACTCATTCCTAACATGTCAGAAGATGGATTCAAATTAGTATTTAATTTTGAAGTAAATCATAAACTATAATCATTGAACAAAGCAGACAAATTAAAAGCACTTGAATTAGCTCAGAAATATGGACTTGACGTAGCTGATGTTGAGATTATGGTTAAAGAGCCTTATGAGTTTATAAGGGAAAAGACTAAAGAGTTGACATTTGAAGATGATCTTACTAAAGAGAAGTTTAATAAAATGAAGACTAACTTTAATCTACCAGCAATAGGTAAGTTATATGCTAGCCACTACCTATATAATAAAATTCAGGAAAATAAAAAGAAGAAAAATTTGGATAAGAAATAGCAAAGAGTTATTTTTACCAAACATAATTATTAATTTTAAAATTGAAATAAATGCAAGCAATTATTAATGCAATCGACAAAGCTACAAGAGCTGGAGTCTATGATCTTAACGAAGTGCTAAATGTGGCAAAACAGTTAGAGCAACTAGGAGAAATAGTTCAGAATCATCAAGCTCAGCAAGAAGCTGTAAAAAGTATGGATAACAATAAAGTTCGGAGTGCAGATCCTGTATCAAAATCTGATAAGTAATGAAAGAGGGAGCTATAACTAAACAAGTTAAAGCTTTGGAAGAATCACAGGCTAAGGAAGAAGGTATTAAAAACTTCTTCCAAGTACGTGACAAAAGAAAGCGCAAGACTGGAGGACTCGTAAATGATGTTTCTGAAACCCTTGGCAATGAATCTGAAGAAAAAGAAAGATTGTATAAAGAGTCTTTGAAAGAAAAGATTCTACCGGATCATATAATCCCAATGTTCAATACATTGTTCTTGACGGCCAGAAGAAATAAAGTTAAAACCGATAGTGGGCTTTATTTGCCTACAGCATCTTTTGGTGGTGAAGGAGCCACTGATTTAGAACTGGATTTCTCTGATGTACAAAAGGTTCTTGCAGTTGGGCCACAAGTTCAACAGGCAATGGTTGGAATGGAAATTAAACTTAATATGGAAAACTTTAAGAGAAAACTGGAAAGCACAGTTGCTCAAAAAGTAAATAAAGAATTTGAATTCTTTCTACCATTAGAAGTCATTAACGGAATAGAATACATTAGAATAACAGAAAGAGATATCTCATACATCTCAAATAGTATGGGAGTAAAAAAATAAGAATAAAATGGATTTTAAAGAAATAGAAGAAAAATTAAAAAGAGCTCCACAATCAGCAAACGTTAGATTAGCTAGAAAGAGAATTTCAGATCTTAAGCCAGTATTATTTTATGCTTTTGAAGAAATCAAAGCTGCAGAAGTTGAAGAAAGAGGAGAAGTTATAACAGAGGCTCTTACTCAGGAAGAGTTGTTAGCCACAAAGAATATAGAAGTTGATGCTGAAGAAGTGGTCAATAATGAAGAGTTTTTAGATAATGAAAAAAATGATTTAATAAATCTTCCTCAAAGCCCTGGACCACTCCCAGAAGCCAAAGAATAAAAATAACACACATTCATGATGATAGCCTAACTTGACAGTTGGGCTTTTTTTTTATATATTCGCTTTTACAGAGAAGATTAAGGTCAACACTAAGTAGCTACCGCAAGTTGTAAAAAAGAGTAGTCTTAGAAAATTTGGAGAGGAATGAATCTATTTGAAATTGTGAATAATAATGTGGAGTTTAGTCCACAGGCTTTAGCTATTAAAGTTTTTAAGACTATATGGGAAAAAGATAAGAAGAAGGACAAGTTGAGAGCTATACAAGAATTGTCATTTGTTTATTACATGTCTGATGAAAGAAGTGACTATATGTACCTTTTAGATGAATATGAAAGACAATCTGAAGTTTGTAAAGATCTGGATTTTCCGGATGACTGGGTACGCGAGCAATACATTAATGATGCTATTGCGTATTATGTCCGTGCTAGTACTACTACCAGTACTATACTTCTTGCTAGTACTAGGAATGTTATACAGAAGATTTCAAAGTTTCTTGACAATGTTGACATGAATGAAAGAGACTTAAGGACTAACAAGCCTATCCATGACATTAATAAGATCACAGCGTCAGTGGAAAAAATACCAAAGCTTGTAAAGGCTTTGAATGAAATAGAAAAAGAAATTATAAAAGAAAAAGAACTTAAAGCTCAATCCGGTAATAAAGAGATTGGTATTTTCGATGATAACGAAGGTATATAATGAGAAAGTTCAATAACATACAAACGGAGCTAACCGAAGAGTTGCTTGGCAAAATGAAAAGAGAGGAAAGAAATGACCTCCTTGATGATATTGATGCAATCATGTTCATTCAAAATTTAGCATCACCAACCAGGAAAAGAGTTAAAGATCTTGACCGATGGAACAATCCGTTACTTCCTCTTTTTTCTACTGACCCGACTATGCATGTTAGGAAATTAGATCCTAAAGGGAGAATTGCTGTTGATTTAATTAATCCACATATCTTAGAGGATATGGATTATTTTAGACCCGCTGCAATACATTTTGAGAAACAAAAGAAGTACACTAAGCATTTTCCAAATAAGAATCCAAACTCAGAATATTATAAGTTCTGGAAGGAAGAAGCGAGAAGATGTAGAGAAGGATACATTAGACATTCAGATGGAGAATGGATCCCGGGAACTTATTATTATCAATTAAACTACGCTCCATTATTAAGAGCTGAAGTTATAGAAGGAACAAAGAAGGCTGATAGGGTGGAAAATTTTCCATACGTATATGATGCTGATTACTGGTTCTTTCATTACTGTGAAATTGCAAGGGCCCATGGTATGCATGGCGCCAACCTAAAAAGAAGAGGTTGTGGATACTCAGTAAAAGCATCTTCAATGTTAGCTAAAAATTTTGTTCTTGGTGACACAATGAAGGCGAGACATAAAGTAAAATCATTTGCAATAGCTAATGAAAAGGAATACCTGACTAAGGATGGTATCCTGAATAAATTTGTTGCCAACATTGATTTTGTTGCAACGCATACTCCATTTCCCAGGGTTAGATCACTTAAGGATTCCTTAAATGATATGCATTGGAGAATGGGCCGTAAAGATACCAAGACTGGAACTGAAATTGGTATATTAAACGAGGTGATGGGTGTGACGCTCAAGAATGATCCTCAAAAAGCAAGGGGTAAAAGGGGAGCGTTAGTTCTTTGGGAAGAAGCAGGTAAATTCGATGACTTCCTTACAGCTTGGGGTATTGCTAGACCATCAGTTGAAGAATCTGGATATGCATTTGGATTTATGATGGCAGGTGGTACAGGTGGTGTTGAAGGAGCTGCATTTCAAGGATTAGAAGAAATATTTTATAATTCTTCAGGTCATAACATTTATTCAATGCCAAATGTTTTTGACAGGAATACTAATGGACGCGGGCAGAGCGCATTCTTTTTTGGAACTTACTTAAACTATAAAGGTAAATTTGACGAGAATGGTAATAGCGATGTTATTGGGGCTCTTATTGAGATCAACAAAGAAAGGTCAAAAGTTAAGTATGGAGCTGCAGATCCAAATGCAATCATACAGAAAAAAGCTGAAGAGCCAATTACTCCGCAAGAAGCAATCATGCGTACAGAAGGTACAGCATTTCCAGTTGCAGATCTTAGAGATTACCTCGAAGATATTATGCCTGGGATAAATCAGTTTGTTGATGCGCACTGGGTAGGTAACTTAGTTTATGGTGAAGATGGTTTTATAAAATGGAGCAATGATGACAAGTTATTGCCAATAAGGGAATACCCTTTTACAGTTAAAGGTCAGAACTCAGACGGAGGTATTGAGATTTTTGAAATGCCAAAGAAGAATAGGGATGGCGTTGTTTTTAGAAATAGATACATAGGCGGAATTGACCCGATTGATAATGATTATACTCAGGGAGGATCCTTGGCAAGTATATTCATTTTTGATTTGTGGACAGATAAGATTGTTGCAGAATATACAGGTCGGCCAGTACTGGCAGATGACTTTTATGAAATATCTTTAAGGCTCACAGAATTCTATAATGCGCAATCAAATTACGAGAACAACCTTAAGGGCCTCTTCTCTTACTTCTCAAATAAAAATGCATTGCATTTGTTAGCAGATAGCCCAGAGATCTTAAGAGATATGGAAATAGTTAAGACAGCTCTCTACGGAAATAGATCCAAGGGTACTAGAACAACTAAAGAGGTCATTAAGTTAGGTAAGACTTTGCAAAGACAATGGATGCTTTCGGAATTTGAAAAAGAAGAATATGATGAGGCAACTGGAGCTATGAACACCATAAAGATGCCAAATCTAAGAAGGATTCGAAGTATTGGATACATCAAAGAATGTTTAGCATGGAATCCTGATATCAACACGGATAGGGTTTCAGCAATGGATATGGTTATGATTCTTAGAGAAGATAGAGCTAAATTAATAGATAAATACGAAGATGACTCTAAGGTTAATTCTGTAGAGTATTTTCATGATGATCCGTTCCTGGATCAAAACTGGCAGAAAGCAGTTCAGAAAATGGAAAGAAAATCATTTGAATAAACATTATAGCCATAAGGCTTATATAGAAAAACAAGGAAAAAGAATTAACTTTATAAAGTAATTACAGAATATGTCAATAAGCACAACTGGATCTAAAAAGACTTTTCCTAAGCAAAAGAAGTCGTTCAAAGCTAAAGGAAAACAATGGAGGCAAGATCATTTAGATTGGGCTGACCAGAATAGCTACCTTAATAACGGAGTAGTAAGAAGAAAGCTTAAGAATAGAAGGATCAACTTAAATTTATATAACGGTAAGGCAGACATCAACGATATGAAGTTGATACTGAATCCTGGTGGCATGGAGCAGTTTTATGTTCCTGACAATATTCAACACTACCCAATAATCACTCCCAGAGTCAACGTGCTAGTTGGCGAGGAGAAGAGAAGGAAATTTGACTGGACTGTCAAAATTACTAATCCAGATACAATCTCGCAGATTAAGAAAGACAAGAAGGCCTTAGTTGATGCAAAACTACAGGAGTTCTTGAGCTCTACTCTTTCTGATGAAGAACTTGAAAAAGAAATACAAGCATACGGTGACTACATAAATTTTGACTACCAAGATATGCGCGAAAAGAGAGCTAATCTCTTAATGCGTCATTACATCCAAAAACTTGAAATGAAAGTTCTCTTTCAGCAAGGATTTAAGGATGCTCTTATTATGGGTGAAGAGATTTACATGTTTGATATTGTAAATAGTGAAGTTACTTTTGAAAAATTAAATCCTCTTAATGTACACACATTGCGTGGGGGATATACAAATAAAATTGAGGATTCTGATGTTATCGTAATTGATGAGTATTGGAGTCCAGGTAGAATACAGGATCATTTCTATAATGATCTTAAAGAAGCAGATGTAGTAAAGCTAGACAGTGGAGTATTCAAAGGAAGCACAACTGACCTTGACGGTGAGAATGTAGCTATTGATGACGCCGGTGGATTAGAGATGTTGAATAGAGAAAGCATTAATGCTTTTATTGACTCAACAGGATTATATGATTCTGCTCATGCTGCCGGAAGAAATCACTACACTGACGTTAATGGTAACGTGCGTGTACTTAGAATGTTCTGGAAGTCAATGAAGTGTGTTTACAAAGTAACATACTTTGATGAGCTTGGTAAGCAGCAAGTAAAATTCAGATCGGAAGATTATGTACTTGACAAGGCTAAGGGAGAGACTGGTACGAAGCATTGGGTTAGCCAATGGTGGAAAGGTGCAAAAATTGGCCAAGACATTTATCTTCAAATCAAGCCAAGAGAAATACAATACAACAAAATCAACCAACCATCTTTCAATTCTTGTGGGATTGTTGGTCAAATATATAATACCACAGAACAGGAAGCTGTATCTATGGTAGATAGATCTAAACCATTCCAGTATCTATATGACATATCCTGGTACAGAGTCAATGAGGCTTTGTCTAAATACCTTGGCTCTATAGTTGAACTGGACTTAGCGAAAGTTCCAACTGGATGGTCCGTAACTAAATGGCTATACTTTGCGCGTAAATCTGGAATATCCGTAGTGGATAGTTTTAAAGAGGGTCAAAAAGGTATGGCTAAAGGTAAATTAGCTGGAGCAGTAGGCAATACTACTGGCAGAGTGTTAGAGCAAAGAGTTGGAGATTTTATTCAGGTCCACATGGATATGATGGAATTTGCAAAAGCTCAAATGGATGAGATAACTGGCGTATCAAGACAAAGATTAGGGCAAGTTGAGAATAGGGAAACTGTCGGAGGTGTCGAACGCGCTGTATCACAATCCAACCACATCACTGAAGAATTGTTTACTCTTCATGATTATTGCAAGAAAAGATGTTTCCAGATACTTTTGGAAACTGCTAAGATTGCGTTGAAAGGAAATGAAGTTAAGTTTTCTTACATAGCTGATGATATGACTCGTCAAATTATGGAGATTAACGGAGATGAGTTTGCTGAAGAAGAGTACGGGTTAGAAATAAGCAATGATGATGCAATCAATGAGATGCAACAAAAACTTGACGGTATGGTCCAAATGGGTCTGCAGAATCAA